GTGATCCCCGCTTGACCGAAAGAATCTACGGAGTGTGGCTACCGTATCCTACCGCGAGACGACACTCAAAAATCGTCGTAAGGGGGAAACATGCACTCTTTTGTGCCCAGACCTGAGTGTGGTGCTCCTCTGTGTTCGAGGTGTGATGACCAATCTTTTCGCTCTTTACAAAGTGGGAGGGTTGAGATTCACATGCTTGTTACAGATGGATGCGAGGCTTGCAGATCTCTCGTGCCGAGATGTCTGCGTGAATTCACTCGGACTGTACGGACCTTTAGACTGGATGATGATTTCTTTGCGCGTTTGTGCATTGATTACAGCACGGCGGCTGACAAGTCTCTGAATCAGTCTCTAACGTCTGAGATCCGATCGGAAAAGGATCCATTGCGCAGGATTGCGATGATGCGTCTGGTCCCTGAGGCTCTATCTCAGGTTCATGCGCGGCAACGCTTGTTGTCGGCGCGCTTCAATCGGCACTCTTTGTTCCTTTACGGTGCGGGAGGTCTGACTACAGTTACAGTTTCCACTCTGGGAACCAGACGGTTGATTGCGAACTGGGAGATGCCCAAACCTGTGCGTTATGGATTGACCGCATTCACCATGTTCCCATTTTGGGAACTGGGGCTCTTTTACCTTGGAAGAAAGGTATCTCAGATGTGGAGCGGACATGCGCATTACAAGATATTACCGCTCAGAGATGTTACAGAGGCTGGTGGTGAGGATGTTGTCGAGGATCCTGCCATTCCCGCGGCTCCGCCGATGGGTTTGCAACCTCCACAACCTCCGGAACCGGAAGAGGATCATTCTGACGATGTCAGCTCTGTCAGCACGGACCCGGCGGCCCACGTGGAAGAAATTCGAACTTGGTTTGAGAATTTACCTCCGCTACCACCGCCCGGCCATGCTCCGGACGATAGGATTCCAGTCAATACGATTGTCGGACCGTTGGAATCAGTTATACTCGAAACCAACATTGAGTCAGGTGAGGATTACCTCGCCAGAGTTCAGACCAGGGACTCTCCTGTCCCTCGTGTCGCTACTCCGATCGGTCCCACCACCCAGGAGGTTCAGCACTACACTGATGCTCTTGAGAATGTGATCAGAGCATGCAAAGGTAGGGTGGAAGGGAAAGCTAAACCATTCAAACCCAGCGACAAGGTTTATGCGGGCATTCTGTCGGTGCAGCGCGCACTGAAGGACCATGTTTTCACGAAACGTAGAGTTCAGCAATGGGCTACAGACAATCCTTGCTTGAATGAATTGGTTTCGAAGAAATGGTCCCAACGTACTGTTGAGAATGCAATTGACATGTTGGTCGCAACCTCGGCAAATCAGCATTTTGTGAAATGGGCGGTGTCTATTAAGGATGAGATTCTCGCCAAAGGGAAGGAACCGCGGATGATTATGTCATGCGGCGGTGCCGGCCAACTCTGCGCTCTTTTGACGGTCAAATGTTTCGAAGATTTGTATTTCGATCATTTTGAGCGGCGCAGCATCAAACACCGGCCCAAGATGGTGGCAATGAGGGAAGTGGCTGAAAAGATGAAATATGGACATGTCTATGAGAATGACGGTTCAGCGTGGGATGTTACGGTATCCCCGGAGCTTCGTCATGCTTTGGAAGATCCTATTCTCGAACACATTGCGATGTTATTGTTCAGCCACGGTAACTTTGAGCTCATCACTTGGGATATGCAAGGGGCTGATTTGGAAGATCGCAGGAAGGATCAGTTGAAAGCTTCGTTCAACAAACACGGTGCACGGGCATCCATCATAGTACGTGCTTTTCGCAAATCCGGCGACCGTGGTACCTCGGCTTTGAACAACTTAGTTAATTTGACTTTGTGGAGTGCGATGGTGTTGGACGAACCGGCACAGGTGGTTTATAAACCATCTGCCAGGAAGTACAGGATCAATGGATAAAACACTGATTTTGCGTTCTTTTATGAGGGAGATGACTCTATTGTGAGTTGTGGACAAAGGTTGGATGTTGATCATTTGACCAAAGAATGGGAGCGGGCTGGGATGCGACCGAAATTGTTTCATCGGAAGAAGGGGGATGCTTGGACGTTTTGCGGGGTGAACGGAATTGCCGGCACTTCCGCTGAGCCCGTGCCCCAGCTTGCGAGAAACATCGCTTCCAGTGCCTACTCCGTGTCGCAAGGTTTGGACACTGGTCTGGCTCGGGCTATGACTCTTGTTGGTAGGGTTGAGAATTTTAGGGATTCTTGCCCTGTGTTTGCTCACTATTTCGCTTGCATTGCCAGGCATCATTTGCAAGGTTGTACTCTTAAGTCTGTTCCGATGGACCGTGAGAGTCAGATGCAGATCTATGGTGATTACGATGATTCGAGGACGGTGAACATTGAGGATCTGCTGGTCGTAGACAACAGAACATCGACCAAGGGTACCGACGTCATCCAGGCAGCGTGCGGCGCACCGCTTACGCAGGAACTTGTTTCAGCGATTGCGGGCCTGGACACTTTGGGTCCAGAGGATACGTGGATCTTCCGCCACATGCCGGCGGAATGGTTCCACGTTGACTGAGGTCTCAGGGCACATGCATTAATTCGCCTGCGGGCGGGAAAGGATCACAGATAGCATGCACCGGTGGCTTTTGAATACCACCATGGGAAGTCGGGGAGGCAGTTTGGAAACTGTCGAGATGTGGGAGCATGGGTTAACTATACCTGGCACATTCGTTCACATGTGCGATCCATGCGCGGTTGTAGCAGACCGTTCTACCACGGGCTTATTCTTCCGTGCCGGGCAGAATGCCAATGTCCCGGTCGGAGCCTGCCGCGTGCCTACAGGGGGCCGCTGAGGTGAAGGCTCTTCAGATTTCCGCATCCCGGGCGGTTGGGGACCAGCCATCCCCGTAAAATCTGAGGATTGTACTCTCGCGCTGCTACCGGAAGCTTGACTGCAAGGGAGTGGCCCCGAATCCGGAAGGTGAAGGGACAGTCAGGTGACCAACCAACTGTGTGTGAAAGGGAATTTCCAGCCTGGGGATCACATGGAAGGTCGGAGGGTACACAAAATGACTACGGCCGAGCGCCCTGCGATAGTGGGTTGACTTGCCGGGGGGGGTGGCTCCATGCCTTTTGGCTCGCTTTTTGTGCAATGGATGACTACCTCAGCGCAGGGACTGTTGCCTGCGCCACCGCGGTTGCTGCGGTGTACTTTTAATGGCATCATTTGAAAAATTAGGCAAAAGTGATCCTCGACTTGAACCAAAAGCTCATATAAACATTGTTGTTTAAGTGCACGTGAGATTTCGCTTATGGCACAGAGAAAGTCTCGTCGTCGAAATGGCAACGGCCAGGGCAGCGGCCAGGGCCAACTTGCCTTGCGACGACGTCGGAACGGACGTCGAGGTCCCAATGCTCGGACTCTCGTCCCGGGAGTCGGAATCACCCCGAACTCAGCATTCGGGGGCATTGTGGGACATGACTTGCGGTGCTGGGATGCCAAACTTCCCTTGCACCTTCCACTTCCGCGAGCAGTGGGCCCATACACGGTCATCAGATGCACCCGGAGAATCAACACAGCCATCCGGCAGATGCTTTTCGGAGCTTTTCAGGATGATGATGGTTCTTTGGGGATGGTCTGGAACAACATCTGTGCACTCGGATCCATAGATGAGACACTTCCTATTAATGCACCGACCAATACTCAGAGGTACACTATTGATCTCGGTGGTTTGGGCACAGGATGTTCCATTGTTCCGGCTGCAATTACCTTGCAAGTGATGAATCCCAATCCATTACAGACTACCAGCGGGGTCATCTATGCGGGTGTGATGAATACACAGGCTGCGTTTGGTGGTGATGGCACACTGTATAATGATAGGTTTGACACTTTCGTGGAATTTCAGAATCCCAGGTTGTGTGCTGCACCTAAGCTAGCATTGCGCGGAGTGCAGATGAATTCCTATCCACTCAATATGAACAAATGTTCAGAGTTCACAGGGTTGGGTGTAGCTACTGATGCAACCATCACTTGGAACTCAACGCTCCGACCTACAGGTTGGGCGCCTATTATGGTATATAACACAACAGGTGTGACATTAGAATATTTGGTCACTATTGAGTACCGTGTCCGTTTTGATCTTGACAATGTGGCGGTAGCTTCCCACACGCATTATCCGGTTGCGAAAGATTCCACATGGGACAAACTTACCCATATGGCATCCATGCTTGGAAACGGTGTGCACGATATTGCTGACATTGTGTCAACTGTGGGAGGTGCTGCGCGGGCGATGCGACCATACATTTCCAGTGGTGCTTCTAGCCTGCCCATGATCGCTGCATGATCGGCGAGTGCACAGCGCCCCGTGGTCCGTGTCCCACCGGACCCCGCGAAAGATAGTGTGGACTAGGATGCAGCCCCCTG